AGATAGAGTAACTGCTGGTGGTATTGTTTCAGCAACAAATTATGATGAACTTAAGTTCTTAACATCGACATCAGAAACAGAAACTACAAACGTATCAACAGGAATTGGAACAACATCAGGTATTGTTGATACTGCTTTTGATATTACAATCACAGGAATCACTACAACTTCTGCCTCTGCTGCCATAGATCAAGACATAGCACTCGGTGATGTTGTAACATCAACTGGTGGAGCATCTGTAGTTGCTGCAGGCACAACTGTTATTGGTATTGGTGTAAGCACAGTGACAGTGGATAAAGCAATAACTGGTATAGACACATCTGGAAGCGTAGTATTCACATTTACTCGAACAACTGGAGTATCTACTACAACTAATACAAATACAACATTCTTTATCCAAGCAAATGGAGATGCAGTTTCTAACGAAACAACAACCACAGTCGCTGATTGGTATAATTCTCAAAAATTAGGATTAACTAAGGGTGCTGATATTAGTTGGAATACAATTGCTGAAAAACCAGGTACTTCTGAATACGCAGAGCAAAGAAGTGCTGCTAATGATGAAATGCACGTTGTAGTTGTTGATGAAGATGGAAGTGCGTCAGGAATAGCAGGTAATGTTCTTGAAAAACATCTATATCTATCAAAGGCAAAGGATGGTAAGAGACAACCAGCAGAAGAAGTTTATTACAAAAACTATCTTGCAAATAGATCAGAATATATCTACGCAGGTGGTGCACCAAGTGGAGTATCAGGTGGTTTAACAGCAATCAACTCTGGTTCTGGTGATACAGACATTAAAGATTTCACAGCAACTACAGGAAACTGGGGGACAAATGCTGCTGGAGTAACATACAATGTTGAGGGTAATAGATCATACGATCTAGTTGGAGGAAAGGACTACTCAGGAACAAGTGGTTTCTTGGTAGGAAAAGGTGATGTTATTAATTCATACAATGTTCTTAAGAATCCAGCAGAATATACGATTAACTTTATTTTACAAGGGCCTAGTGGTGGTGCTACTATCTTTGAGTCACAAGCAAAAGCGTCAGCATTGATTGCAATTGCAGATCTAAGAAAAGATTGCATAGCATGTATATCACCACATCGTGCAGGAGTTGTAAACGTATCAAATTCAGATACACAGACAGATAATATAGTTGATTACTATGCTGCACTTCAGTCATCATCTTACGCAGTATTTGATTCAGGTTACAAATACACATTTGATAGATTTAATAATGAATTTAGATATATCCCATTAAATGGAGATGTTGCTGGATTAATGGCAAGAACATCAATCAATTCATTCTCTTGGTTCTCACCAGCTGGTGCATCTAGAGGAGCAATTAACGGAGCAGTTAAACTTGCATATAATCCATCACAAGCACAAAGAGACATTATCTATCCGAAGAGAATCAATCCAGTGATTGCATCTCCAGGTGCAGGAATTATTCTCTTTGGTGATAGAACTGGACTTGGTGTTGCATCAGCATTTGATCGTATTAATGTTCGTCGTTTGTTCCTCACATTAGAGGATACAATCGAAAGAGCAGCAAGAGATCAGTTGTTTGAATTTAATGATGTAATTACAAGAACAAACTTCTTAAATATAGTTGATCCTTTCCTTCGTGATGTCAAAGCGAAGAGAGGTATCACTGAATTTGTTGTTATTTGTGATGAAACAAATAACACACCAGACATAATTGATTCAAATCAATTTAGAGCTGATATTTTCGTAAAACCCGCAAGGTCGATTAACTTTATCGGACTTACATTTGTTGCAACACGCACAGGAGTAAGTTTTGAAGAAGTAGTTGGAAACGTTTAACTCAATCGAGGAAAAAAATTAAATGGCTAACCTAAACATTCCAAGCACTAGAGATAGAACCCTTGATGCGTTCAAGGGTAAGATGGTCGGGGGTGGTGCTCGTCCTAATTTATTTGAATGTGAATTGTTCTTCCCTGATGATGCAATTCCTATCGACTCATCAAAAGATGAGATCGCAGATAAAAGTAGATTTCTAGTCAAAGCAGCACAGTTACCTGCTTCAAATATTGCACCAATACTCGTTCCTTTCAGAGGAAGAAATTTAAAAATTGCAGGAGATCGTACATTCGATCCTTGGACAATTACTATTATCAATGATGTTGATTTTAAAATTAGAACAGCATTTGAGAGATGGATGAATTTAATTAACAAACATGAAGACAATTCAGGTCTTGTTGATCCAACAGCGTATCAAAAAGATTTATTTGTAAGACAGTTAGGTAGATCAAACGTAAGTGGGCCCACTCCTGATAGTCAAGCACAATTACCTGTTCTCAAAATGTACAAGTTTCACGGAACTTTCCCAACAAATATTTCAGATATTCCTCTATCTTATGATAGTTCTGACACAATTGAAGAATTTACTGTAGAACTACAAGTACAATGGGTTGATGTTCAAGATTCAGAATCCAGAACACAAATTGGCACAGGATCATAAATAGTGCTATAATAGTAGCAAAACGTTTATACAATGGCAAAACTTTTTGGATTTAAAATCCCCGATGGTGAGGATAAGCAATCAAAGGGGGTAGTTTCTCCCGTCCCTCCAAGCGATGAAGACAAATCAGACTTTTATGTCTCTAGTGGATTTTATGGCCAATATGTTGACATTGAGGGTGTTTATAAGAGTGAACAAGATTTAGTTCGTAGATACCGTGAAATGTGCTTGCACCCAGAATGTGATAGTGCGATTGAAGATGTTGTAAACGAAGCAATCGTTTCTGACTTAGATGATTCACCAGTTGAAATTGAATTATCAAACCTAAATGCATCGGATAGATTAAAAGAGTCTATTCGAGAAGAATTCAAATATATCAAATCTCTCATGAACTTTGATAAGAAGTGTCATGAGATTTTTCGTACTTGGTATATTGATGGTCGAGTTTTTTATCATAAAGTTATTGATTTAGATAACCCATCAGATGGTATTAAAGATATTCGTTATATTGATCCACTTAAAATAAAATTAGTTCGTGAAACAGACAAAACAGGATCAAATAGGTTATCCCCATTTGATGTTTCAAAAAATGGAAATGATCCAAAGAACGCAGGTGCTCCAAAAATAAACGAATATTATGTTTATAATCCAGACGGTGGATCAAAAGGTAGTGGAATTTATCCAAGCAAAAGTGCAAAAGGTGCAGTTAAAATTGCAAAAGATGCAATTACATATTGCACATCAGGACTTGTAGATCGTAATAAGCAAACAGTATTATCATACTTACATAAAGCAATCAAAGCACTTAACCAGTTAAGAATGGTTGAGGATAGTCTTGTAATTTATAGATTATCTCGTGCTCCAGAAAGAAGAATATTTTATATTGATGTAGGTAATCTTCCAAAGATTAAGGCTGAGCAATATCTTCGTGATGTTATGAATCGTTATCGTAACAAGTTAGTTTATAATGCTGACACTGGAGAGATTCGTGATGACCGTAAATATATGGCAATGCTTGAAGATTTCTGGTTGCCAAGAAGAGAAGGTGGTCGGGGAACCGAAATCACAACTTTACCTGGTGGACAAAATCTTGGTGAATTAACTGATATAGAATACTTCCAAGCAAAATTATACAAAGCATTAAATGTTCCATCAAGTCGATTAGATAGTCAAGGTGGATTTAACTTAGGTCGTTCATCTGAGATATTAAGAGATGAACTTAAGTTCACTAAATTTGTAGGAAGATTAAGAAAAAGATTCTCTCAAGTTTTCAATGATATGCTGAAGACTCAACTAATTCTTAAAAATATTATCACACCAGAGGATTGGAGTGAATTAGAAGATCATATTCAATATGATTTCTTGTATGATAATCACTTCTCTGATCTTAAGAAAAATGAATTACTAAATGAGCAACTTGGCGTAGTCGCATCAATGGAACCATATATGGGTAAGTATTTTTCTAATCATTACGTTCGTACTAAAGTTCTTAAGCAAACTGAAGATGATATTAAAGAGATTGATAAAGAGATTAAAAAAGAAATTAAAGACGGTTCATTAATGGATCCAAATGCAATGGTTGACCCAAATACAGGTGCTCCAATGGATCCTAATATGGACTTAGGGCAACCAATTACAGAACCAGACCTTGAAAGTCAAGGTTCTGCAACGGAAGCACCTGAAGGTGGAGAGATATAAATAAATATTAGACAATATTATACTTTCTTAACATGGATGATTTAATGGATATGATGGTTGATGATGCATCTTCATCTGCAATCAGCGATAAAATTAAAGAAATTTTATACACAAAGAGTGCAGAAAAGATAGATGCTGCAAGACCATTTGTAGGTGCAGAACTTTTTGGCGACGAAGTTCCAGAAATTCAAGATGAAACTGAAGTGACAAATGAGTTAGAAACTGAAGTAGAACCACAAGAGGAAGAAGAACCCGATGAAACTGTTAATTAAAGGTGCCGAAGCTGCTTTACCAACTGGGTCAGGTAGTGCATCAAATTTTGATAATGCTACTGTAGTACGTTTAGTAAACACTGTGACAAATGCTGATCACTTAGTAACTGTTGTAGAAACTCAAGGTGGAACAGTTGTTGGATCTTTTACTCTAATGAGATCAGAAAGTGTATTACTTGAAAAACAATCTGGTCATTTTGTATTTGCTGCGAATGCTGCAGTTAAAGGATCAAAAGTAGGTTACACCAATTAAGAACAATGAAATTAATCACAGAAGAAGTCTCAAACGTAAAAATAATTACCGAAGGTAAAGGATCTAGTAAGAAACTTTATATCGAAGGTGTATTCTTACAAGGTAATATCAAAAACAGAAATGGTAGAATGTATCCTGTTGAAACTCTTGCAAGAGAAGTTAACAGATACAATGAGGCATTTGTTGGAAAAGGTAGAGCACTTGGTGAACTTGGACATCCAGATGGCCCAACAGTAAACCTTGATCGTGTTTCTCATAAAATTACATCACTTGTTCAAGAGGGAGATAATTTTAAAGGTAAAGCACAACTACTGAATACACCGATGGGTAAAATTGCATCTTCACTTTTAGATGAAGGTGTGATGTTGGGAGTCTCTTCTCGTGGTGTTGGATCATTAAGAGAAGATCGTAATGGATGTAAAGTTGTAGGTGAAGATTTCATGTTAGCAACTGCTGCAGATATCGTTGCTGACCCATCTGCACCTGATGCTTTTGTATCTGGAATCATGGAAGGAAAAGAGTGGATTTGGGAAGGTGGAATTCTTCGTGAACAGCAAGCAGCACAAACTCAGAAGAGAATAAACACCCTCGTTGACGAAAAACGTCTTGAGGAAAAGAAACTTGAACTATTTGGCGATTTCTTGTCAAATCTTTAATTTATAAATAACTATAGTAAAATTTTAAACAAAGGTTAAAACGGAGAGTTACAAATGTCTCGTGGTACTAAATTACAAGAAATGGAAGTAAAGACACAGCAATCCAAGACTGTTGTTAATGCTAATGCAAAACCTGCAGATC